TGTTCTTATAGAAGTAAATGATATAGGAGAAGCAGTCGCATCACAGTTATACTATGATGTTGAATATGAAAATGTTCTTATGTGTGCTATGCGTGGTAGATCTGGTCAAGTGGTTGGTCAAGGTTTCTCAGGTAATAAGGTACAAATGGGTGTCAAGATGAGTAAGACTGTGAAAGCACAGGGATGCTCAAACCTCAAAACATTGATAGAAGACGATAAGTTATTGGTTAGAGACTATAATATAGTGGCAGAATTAACCACCTTTATACAAAACAAGCAGTCATTTGAAGCAGATGAGGGGTATCATGATGACTTAGTTATGTCTCTGGTTATATTTGCATGGTTGGTTCAGCAAGAATATTTTAAAGAAATGACGGATCAAGATATTCGTAGAAAGATATATGAAGAGCAGAAGAACCAGATAGAACAAGACATGGCACCCTTTGGTTTTATTGATGACGGGTTAGAAGATGACGCTATAGTTGATAGTGAAGGGAATGTTTGGACTATTGATATGAATAGCGATGATTATAAGATTGATGAGTATGGTGATAAGTCATTTATGTGGGACTATCGCTGAAGAAGAGGCTTTTAATAAATAATTTTAGACAAAAATTGATTTATCATCAGGAGTAATAAGCATGGCTAGCACTCTTCTATCGCCAGGAGTCGATATCCAGGAAAGGGATTTGACACTTGGGTCGATTGAGACAGTGGAAGTAAACGTCGGAGCAATCGTTGGTGCCTTTAGTAAAGGACCAGTTCTAACCCCTACACGTATCGCAACCGAATCTCAACTAATTGAAACTTTCGGTGAACCCACCGATGCAAATGCTGAGACTTGGTGGACAGCTGCAAGCTTTCTAACATACGGTGGAGTACTCGACGTAGTTCGTTGTGGTACATCTGGACAGTTAACTGCATCAGACGACTTCACAACTTCTCCATACACTCTTTCCATAGCATCAAAAGATATTTACGAAGCATCTTACTTGGGAGCTGCTAGTAACGTTTGGCATTTCGCTGCAAGAAGCGTAGGTGCTGACAGCAACGGTCTTGTAGTATCAGTCATTGATAAGGGTGCAGATTACATCTTAACTCTAGATGGTATCCCTACATCAACTGTAGTTGGTACAGCGATTACTAACGTTGGTGCAACTAAGACAGCAAGAATATATGATTGGGATTCTAACGGAAACAAACTGTCAATCATTAGTTCTGATACATGGACATCAACTGATGATGTAGAAAATGGTACTACTGACCTCAACATCACAGGAGTTGTAGATTGGTATGATGAGCAAGAAATTAAAGTTGTAGTCAATAGCACAACAACCACTCTTGGTAAGTGGAGCGTAATTGCTCCTCGTCCTGGCACATCTTCCTATGTGTCTGATCGTGGTGGTGCTAACGATGAAATGCACATTTGCGTTTGGGACAGAACTGGTTCTATAAGTGGAACACCAAAAACACTCCTTGAAAAATTTACTTATGTATCTAAAGCAAATGATGCAAAGACTGCTGAAGGATCTATCAATTACTACCCACAAGTAGTTCTTGAGAAGTCAGCATACGTTTACTGGGGTTCTCATGAAGTTGAGGCTTATGACGTAAGTGGTAACACTCTTGTTGCTACTAGTAATATCGTAGGTACTAATAATGCTGGTAATCCATCAACAACAGTATTTGATCTTATAGTTGATAAGAATGGTGCTGATAACGATGGTCTTCATTCTTACTCATTCAGTGATCCTGCAACTGGAGTAGGTAAAGGTGCTGAAACACTAGGTGCAACATCTGGTGAAATAATTACTGCACTACAAGAATTTGCTGATCCTGAAACTCGCTTGATTGATTACCTCATTGCAGGTCCTGGCGATGCAGGCAGTAAAACAAACTCACAAGCAATTGCAGATGCAGTTATTACGATTGCAGCTTCAAGAAAAGATTGTGTTGGTTTCATCTCACCATATAGAGGTGATGTTGTTGGAGTAACAAGTTCCGCAACACAAACACAAAATGTAATCTCTTTCTTCAGTGCAAGAGCAAGCACATCATTCGCTGTGTTTGATAATACTTGGAAGTATGTCTATGATAGATTTGCTGACAAGTATCGTTACATTCCTTGCTGTGGAGATACTGCTGGCCTATGTGCTAGTACCACTGCAAACGGATTACCTTGGTTCTCACCAGCAGGTTTAAACCGTGGTGCAATTAGAGGTGCTATAAAATTAGCATACTCACCAACAAAATCCGAAAGAGATTCATTGTATCAGAAGAGAATTAATCCTATTACCAGTCTACCTGGTCAAGGAATTGTTCTTTTCGGAGACAAAACTGCTCTCGCTTCACCATCAGCATTTGATCGCATCAATGTTCGTCGTCTATTCTTAGTTCTTGAGAAGACGATTGGCAATGCTGCGAAGGGGGTCCTCTTTGAACTTAATGATGAATTTACAAGAAACAACTTCAAGAATGTTGTTGAACCATACCTTAGAGGTGTACAAGCCGAAAGAGGTGTGACCGACTTCAAAGTTGTATGCGACGGTACTAATAATACTGGAGCAATCATCGACGCGAACGAGTTTAAGGCAGATTTTTATATCAAGCCTGCACGCTCGATCAATTTCATAACACTAACCTTCGTTGCTACCCGTACTGGAGTTAGCTTTGAAGAAGTAGTTCCCCGTAGATAATTAAAGGAGCACATTAGAAATGGCAACAACACCATTAGGAATTCTTTCATTCCAAAAAGCGATAAGGGGTGGTGTACGACCTAACCTCTTTTCAGTCGAACACAACTTCCCAACAGGAGTAACAAGTCCAACTATTACTGGAGCAAATGGAGCAGAAGTTCCATACATGTGTAAGTCTGCTGCATTACCAGCAACTAACGTAGGTACAGTTGAACTTCCTTTCCGTGGTCGTGTTATCAAAGTACCTGGCGACAGAACTTATGAAACATGGACAGCAACATTCTATATGGATGACACATTTGCACTTAGAGGTGCATATGAAAAATGGATTGCTTTAACCAATGGCGTAGATTCAAACACTGCAACTGCAGATATTGTTGATACATGGGAAGACGTTGTAATCTCTCAACTTGATAAATTTGGATCAAGTTCAGCTGCAGGTAGTGATGCTGCAGGTAATTTACAGGTTATTCGTAAGTACAAACTAGTACAAGCATTCCCAGTTAGCGTATCACAAATTTCAGTTGCATACGACAACAACGATTCATATGAAGAATTCGATGTTGAGTTTGCATATCAATACCACGAGACCTTCGATGTAGGAGACAACTTAGTAGGTAGAGAATTTGACGCTGCGACAAGCTAACTAAATACTAGGTAAGCAGAAACAAAATATTATGGCAGAGTTATTCGGTTTCTCGTTTAAGAAAAAGCTAACGGACAAGGATCGTGCTCCATCTCCGATAGCTCCTTCAAGCGAGGACGGAGCTACTAGTTATATTGCAGGAGGTTACTATGGTCAATATCTTGACCTAGACGGTAACTTCAAAACTGAATATGACATGGTGAAAAAGTATCGAGAAATGGCGATGCATCCAGAAGTGGATTCCGCCATTGAAGATATCATACATGAAGCAATAGTTGCTGATAAAAACGATAGTCCAGTTCATGTTAACCTTGACAACCTTGAGGTTAGTGAAAGTGTAAAGGGAATGATTCGTGATGAGTTTGAATATATAAAAAATTTATTTGCATTTGATAGCAAAGCCCATGAGATGTTCCGAAGGTGGTACATTGATGGGCGTTTGTATTATCATAAGGTAATTAATTTAGATGCACCACAAGAAGGTATTAAAGAAGTACGATACGTAGATCCATCAAAGATCAAAAAGATCAGGCAGATAACAAAACCAAAAACTGCTGATGAGTTTATGAAGTATGACTTCGGTAAAGGCGAAGAGTATTTCATATACAATCCAAAAGGATTGAACAACACTTCTGCTAACAGTGGTATAAAAATAGCAAAGGATGCTATCACTTATGTAACAAGTGGTATCATGGACACCAATAGAAATATTGTATTGTCCTATTTGCACAAAGGAATTAAAGTACTCAATCAACTTAGAATGATTGAAGATAGTCTGGTTATATACAGAATATCAAGAGCACCAGAGAGAAGAATATTCTATATTGACGTAGGAAATCTACCTAAAGTTAAGGCAGAACAATACTTACGTGAAGTTATGGGAAGATATCGTAACAAATTAGTATACGATGCTGCCACTGGTGAAGTAAGAGATGACAGAAAATACATGTCAATGATGGAAGATTTCTGGCTTCCACGTAGAGAAGGGGGTAGAGGCACGGAAATCACCACATTACCAGGCGGACAAAACCTTGGAGAATTAACAGATGTGCAATATTTCCAAACAAAACTTTACAAAGCGTTAAATGTTCCGTCAGGTAGACTAGATTCTACTACTTCATTTAACCTTGGAAGGTCATCTGAGATTACTAGAGATGAATTAAAGTTCACTAAGTTTGTGGGTAAACTCCGCAAGAAGTTTAGTGAGATCTTTAATGATACTCTAAAAACTCAGCTCATCCTGAAAGGAGTTATTACTCCTGAAGACTGGGATGATATGAAAGAGCATATCCAATATGACTATCTCTATGATAATCATTTCACGGAACTTAAGAACCTAGAGATGATGACAGAGAAGTTAAATGTTCTTCAACAAATGGATCCTTACATTGGTAAGTATTTCTCTGTTGAATATATCCGTACTGCTATCTTAGGTCAAACTGAAACTGAGATGGAAGAAATTGATACAGAGATGGCAGACGATATCAAGTCTGGTAGAGCATTAGATCCATTACAAATGGTTGCTGCAGACCAACAACAATTGGATGCAGATGCCGAGAATGTAGAGCTTGATCAGGAAATGAAGAAAGCTCAAATTCAACAAGCAAAGCAAAAACCCGCGGCTCAAAACAGCAACGGTAATAAATAAAAGTTAGACAACGTTACATTATGGCTACACAGGAACGAGAAATCGTTGATTTACTTTGGGACAACGATAGAGCAGATGCTTTAGATAAACTCAAAGACATGCTGCAAGTGAAAGCTGCAGCTGCAGTTGATGCTAGTAAACTAGACATTGCGAACAAGATGTTTCCGCATGTGCCTGATGAAGGCAATGTAAACTCTAGAGAGACAGGTCTTCCTCCAGAAGGCGAAGCATCTCCAGATGAAACAGCGGATGTTATCAACCGCAATACCGATGATACCGAGAAGGAAAACAATGATGAAACTGATAACTGAACAGATAGAACCTGTTGAGGTACTTACCGAAGAAAAAGACGGTAAGAAAAATACCTTTATCAAGGGAGTATTTCTTCAGA